CAACTGTATTGAATTCACTTTGTGAGGTATCAACACCTACAGGAACCTTTCCTGTTCCCCAAGCAACCCAAGTTCCACCAAAATACTTGCTTGGATTTACATTATTAACACTAAAATATATTGACCCAATAGGGTACACTAAGTCTGTATTTATTATCATAAATTTCGCTTTGTGCATTATGTTCAAATGAATTAAATTATTTCCATTTACCAATAGCTATAAAAGAACAATATATATGCCTTGATGCAGTCGCAAGCGGTGGACTAACCATACCAAATGGCTGTGTTTGTGTTTTTGTTGCAGATGTTCCATTAAACACAGGCATTGCAGGACTTGCCATAGGATTCATTACACAATAAGGAACTTCAGTAAAAGGTAATGGGAATGTTGCTCTTAAAAACTCATTCCCAGACCTCTTCATAAAACCCCACCAATCAGTTGTGAAAGTTTGATTACCAAGGTCTTGTTGTCCCCATTGTATCATTATTCCGTTTTTTAATTTTAACCAATAACCATTTGTATTACTACCAGTTGAATCTATTTCTGTTGCGTCAGCAATAGCGTTTAATAAACTTTTATCTAAACTTGGTAATTTTAAATCTTCATTTATTATCATAATATTTGATATTTAAAATCTTCATATCAATTGAGTTAAGCAATACGTTTCCAAACGTATACGCCATAATAATAAGCATTTTTGTAATACTAAATGTAATATCCTTCAACTTTAGAAATTTTTACTTTATACCAATCAGCATTTGATACTATCATATTTTTATTAACATAATTGGAAGCGTATAAGTTTTTAAACCACATTAATGAAGTAGAAGTGAAATAAATATCCCCAATTGTTAATGAAAGATAGTCATTAATTCCAGCTTCCGATTCGGTCATTAACGGATATTTACGATTTTCTACAATACCATTAATCTCAGTGCAACTATGAATTCCATTTGCAACTGTATAAACTTTTATTCTAGCAAAATTTAATGGATTTGCAGATAAAGTTAAATTATTTGTTGTGGCATTACCACTCCATAATACAACAGGAGTAATATGTTTTTCTAAGTTGTTTATTTTATTACATAAAGTTTCTAAAGTATAATTTGTATCACCAATAATTAAGTCTTTATTTATTATCATAAACTCGCTATAGAGCTGGGTTCACACTATATTATTTTAAATTTCTACAACAGTAAGTTCACTGGCAGTATATCCACCAACTTTAACATTAGAAGCATTACCCTGATTGACATTTAGTGAAAATGTATGTTTTCCTTTTGATACACTTACAACCAAACTAAAAGAATAAACCTCATTTTGCTGACTAGCAAAAAAACCACCATAGTTACTTCCATCAACAAGAAATTGTACTTGTGGAGTACCACCATCGTGTTTTAAATATAAAGAGCCAATCATTAATGCTTTTCCACTATTAATTGTTAAAGTTGTAGAATGAATAACTTTACTTCCTGATATTGCTATATCAGAAGTATTATTTTTAGATACTGTTGTACCTTGTTTAGTTGTAGTAGTTAAATCGTATAAAGATTTTCCAGTACCTTCAATAATTAAGTCTTTATTTATTTGCATAATAAATGACTTTTCTGCCAAAAGTTTAATGTTTAATTATGCTGTTCTTTTCCAAACAAATACATCATAATAATAAGGATAGTATGCTTGTCCACCACCAGAATAACTCATTCTTTGAGAATTAGCCCACAAAGTTTGACCACCTCTAATATTTGTTGAAACACCCCAACCAGAAACCGCAGTTCCAGGTTCTGTATCGGTAAATAAACCGTGGGTATGACTAGGTATACTTGTCAATGGTATTTTATGTTGAGAAGACGTACCACCAAGATTACCAGCATTAGTTCCAGTTGCAATTTTTAGATATGCGTCATTACTTATTCTTTCCCAAGTTCCACCAAATAGAACACTTGGATTAATTGTGTTTGTTGTTAGGTAAAGTGAACCTATTGGATAAATAAAATCTAAATTTATTTTCATTAAAAAACACCTCCTATAACAGAAGGTTTAAACATTAAACTACGAAGATGACAGATTAGTCTGCCACCTCCTTCATAAATATAGTGTGAAGTGAAGCTCTGCTCATTAGTTGAGCGTAGCTCCCCCCCCTCAATTGATTTGCTTTAGAAGCGAAGGATTTTAAATATCCTTCACCTCCTTCATTTGAACATAGGGTTGCACACCAAATATTAGATTTGGATAGCTTGCCCCCCCCTATGTGATTTTCAGCGGAAGTGACTGTACTTAAATACAAGTCACCTCCTTGTAAATCATTTTTGTTAAGAGAGTCGAAATTGCAATTATTAAGCAATTCCTCCTCTCTGTATAATTTGTTCTCTGAATTGAAGGCTTGTTGCCCCCCCCCGCCTAGAAGACGAGTCTTAAGAGAACTAAAGAAATCTTTCATATTCTTATCTCCTTTCATACGAATTAGTTAGCCTTAAATAGGTAACTTTCTGTCCATTTTCCAGTATTACTTAAATATTGGAATGTTGCAGTACCAACTGCATTACTAACTACAATACCAGTAGCTGCTTGTAATGCTGCAGCACTTGCATATTCATAATCGCTTGGATGGCTAGTATATGTTAAATGAATAGCATATGTTCCACCTTCTAAAGCATATAATTCAGGTATAGAACAAACACTTGTTCCCCATTGTGTTGCATCGGCTTGTAAAAATGCTAAAAATTTAGCAGAATCAAAGTCTAATACAATACCGGCATTGTCATTATATACTTTAAGACCATTTCCAGTCCAAGCTCCAGCTGTAGATACAGCAGTAGTACACTTCCACAATTTGCCATTATAAACTACATAATCACCAACAGCATAAGTTTTACTTGTTGAGAATGTATCTACATCAAGACCTAAAATATGTCTTAATGCTTGGTCTAAATTATATGAAGCTTTTGCACTTGTATATTCTGTATAAGTTGAATTAGAATCAACTTTATTAACTTTATAGTCAATAACTTCACAAGAATACATTAATTTATTTCTTAAGTTATCTTGATAGAATATTGTTGCAGTTAAAGGCATATCAGTGTTTAAAAACTCTTCAGTACCATAGTCTGATATTCTATATGATGCAGACTCATCTGATAAAGTATATTCAACTGTATCTATACCATAATAAATCCAACTACTATCATATAAATATGGAACTCCTAAAGCTTGAACAGTTGCTAAATTTTCGGCACTATATTCAATTCTAGTTGTTCTTTTATAGAATTTATGTTCATCAAAATCTATTTCATCATAATAAGATGAAGTGTTATCTAGGTTAGCAAGACCGTAAGTTGTGATTACATTTCCTCCTTCATCAGTATAAGGAATATTAAAAGTATAATCAAAATATGATTCATATACCTCGTCATTTATACTTTCCCAAGTTAAGTGAGAACATAAATTGTCTATATCACTTGTTGCAATTACTAAATATCCATAATCATTAGTATCTGGCACTAAATAGTGACTAAGATTTGCATTATTTACTAAATAATCAGCCCATTCAGATGATGAAACTGTATTTAGCAATGTTACACTAGATGAAGTTGTAGGTATATTTGCACTATAACCAACTCTAACAGTTGAACTGTCAGTTGTATTATAAACAGTATAAACTTCTCCTCCTAAAACTTTAAAATAAACTACATAATATCCTGTTGCAGCACTAATTGCTCCATTTGAATTAATTGTATAATTATTAAAAATTTGTGTTCCATTTCTATTAAATTGGTTCATACCAACTGAATATAAAGCAGATGGATTTGATGTGACAATTACACCAACTTGTTCAGCAACAAATACTATTTGAATATTATCATCAATAGCTGGAGTACCAGTAGAGATAGTAATACCATATTGACTTAATGTGACATTAGAACCATTTAATTGCCAATCATTACTTGAATAATTAATTGTGATAGTATCTCCAACGCTTTCTGTTCCTGTTGTTGTAATACCATAGTTACTCATTGAAATAGCCGCATTATTATAATACCAAGAATTACTTGTATAATATACAGTAATAACGGTTCCTTGAGTTTCTGTTCCCTTGGTTGTAATACCATATTGGCTCATAGTAACATTAGTGCTGTTTAATTGCCAATTACTTCCATTGTATGTAAATACATATGTATCTGGAGTTTGACTTACTTTATTAACAAAAGTCGCTTGGTTAAATGTACTAATAACACTTTGAGTATCTACTGGACTTACAACTGCTGTATAAGTAAATGTATAATTCCCTGTTGCTTTATTAACATAATTAGCAAAAGTAGATTTATTTAAATTACCAACTAAAGCAGAAGAATAAGTAATTGTTGGTGTATAAATAAAGTTGTAAGTTCCTGTTGTAGATATTTTTGATTTAAATGTTGTTGTATTAACCGTAATTGCTGTTACACCTGTTGTTAATAAGTTATAAGTTAAACTTTCTTCAATAGTAGAAGATTCAGTAGAACCAATTAATTTTTTTAAATCCGCATATCCGTCAGAAACATCTTTCTCTCCTCCTGTAGAACGATATATCCAAGTATCAGAATCTGTTATACCGTCTGGAGAAACTAAGTTATTAGCTAAACCAACTGTAACTCCAGGATAATTACCATCTGGATTTATCTCTGGATAAACTTGATTAGTTTTTTCACTATCGCTATAAAATTTAATTGAAGCCATTTATCTCTTTCTCCTTTCTTTAAAATTTTTATGAAATTTCATAATATAAACCAGTAACAACTTCTTTATCATCAACATAAAGAGCTCCACCGGCTTGAGATGCAAATGTTACATATTTTATTCCAGTATAAGAACTAGACATATAACTATTATAAATATCAGCAACTCCCTCAGTAGTTGTTTGAACACCTGTTAAATAATAAGTTTGACGTGCACTAGGCATTTTTATTCCTGTTGAAACACCATTATCAATCTGAGTTTGAAGTGATGGCAATGCTTGCCAATGTGCTGCAGTCCAAGACTCTGCTGTTGGAATAGCTACTATACATTCATATGTATTATAACTATATCTAACTCTATCTCCTACATTATAAGTAGAAGATGATGAATAAACTGCATAATTAGAAATCATATTTTGTGCAAAGCTATTTAATGCTTTTGGAGTTAACGCTAAAGATTCAGATGTACTTGTTGCAGTTGTTGTTAATTTTGTAACACCATAATAAGTAGTTGAAGCAGTTCCTCTTTCTATTATTATATAATTTGTTCCATCATAAACAAATCCAACAATTTCTCCAGCACTCCAATAATATCTTGTAGTTGTTGTTGTTCCAACTCTTGTAATATTTTTTGCACCTGTTGAATTAACATTTAAAGTAGCTGTTCCGTTATATTCATTCGCATTTGTAAATTTAACATAAATTACTGCTCCTGTTGCCAATATAAAATTGCTACAAGTTACAACTTTTGCGGCAGTTCCTTTTGCAGTATCGCAAGTTCCGTAATATCCAGAAGTTGCATCTAATTTCTTTTTATCAGTAGCAGACAAAAAGCCTGCTGCTGATGAGGTTGCTGCATCGTGAGTATGATTACTTAATGAAAATGATGAGCCTTTTGTATAAGTTAAAGTGTCGCCTGAAATGCTAACTGCGGTCACTGCATTCCCAGAACCGCTAGAAGTGGCGGTTGTAAGAAGCTTTCTTGTAGAACCATCAGCAACATTATCAAGACTGTTTAATGTACTTAATAGTTGCATTTAGCCACCTCCTTATTAACCAATTACTACAACTTTATAAGTAGTTCCTGTAGCTGGAGCTGCTGCGAATGTTACTTTAACAGCACTTGTTGTTGTTCTTGCTATATCTACTATAACTTCTTCATAGCTAGTTCCATCATAAACTTGAACTATAACATCTCTACTACCTAAACTATGTGTAATAGTGAATTCTTTTGTTGAATTATTTCCTGTAATTGTTCCAGTATATTTCTTTAAGATAGTTACTGCACTACCTAATTCTGTGATTTGACCTTGTTTATTAACTTTAATTGGATATACTCCAGATGTAGTTTGAGCACTTGATAAAACATCTGCTAAACCAACTGTAATATTACCACTTGTAGTTATTGGACTACCAGTAACAGTAATTCCAGTTCCTTGAGTAATTCCAACACTTGTTACAGTACCTTCGTTTGTTGTATAACCCATATCTTGAGCAGAAGTTACTCTACCATAAGTATCAACAGTTATACCTTGATATGTACCAGCAGTAACACCACTTGTAGCCAAAGCAATAGTACCAGTAGTTGTGATTGTTCCACCAGTTAAACCTGTTCCAGCAGTAATGCTTGTTACGGCTGCATCATCACCTGATGGTACATAAGCCCAAGTAGGTGTAGTAGCAGTTGCTATAAATAAATCACCAACTTTAGCTGATTGACTTGCGTAAGTACCATCTGAGGCTACCTTATAAGTATCACCAACTTTTACTCCAGTTGTTGGTAATGTAGTACCTGCTGTTCCACCTGTACCAACAGTACCTTTAAATACCATTGCTCCTGTAATTCCACTAATTGCACTTGTTACGAATTCAGTAGTTGCAATTTGTGTTGTACTTGTTCCTGATGCTGCAGTAGGTGCAGTAGGTGTTCCAGTAAATGCTGGACTTGTCAATGGTGCATATGTATCAGTAATTACATTTCCACTACCATCTTGTTTAGCTTTTAATGTATAACCAGCTGTACCATCAGTATAAGTTGTATCTTTAAATGCGTTTGCTGGTAATTTAGCATATTTGCCAGTTGTAGCATCAAATACTAAATCATTAGTTGCTATTGCTGCACTTTGAGTATTCCCAGAATTAATAGCTGGTGCTAAACCGTTTGCACTACTAGATACAACTCCTACAGCTGTTCCAGCTCCTGTAATATGTCCGTTTTTATCATAAGTTATAGGATATAATCCTTGAGTTGATTGAGCAGTTATAGAATTACTGTGTCCAATAGTAATTGTTCCAGCACTTGTTATTGGACTTCCAGAAATACTTAAACCACCATCTTCAGCATTTTCAAGAGAAACGCTTGTTACAGTTCCTCCACCTGTTCCCATTTCATTCCATTCTGTTCCAGTATATACTCTAAATCTATGAGTTGTTGTATTAAAATATACTAAACCAGCGACTGGGTTACTTGGGTCAGATGCTAAATTTTGAATTACAGCATTTTGTAATTCTAACTTATTTAAGTCTATATCGACTAAAAATTTCTTTGCCATATTTTATTACCCCTTTCGTTTAATTTAATGTTGCTTTTCCTTTAAAAGCACCTATAAATGTTATTGTTACCTGATTCAATGAATCATAATGAATATTCCCAATAACTTCATCTCCCGCACTATCAATAATTGATACGGCAGGATATTTATTTAAATTATGTACTATAACCCATTCACTAGAAGCCTCAGATTGTTCGTGAACATAATTAGCATCTGTAACATCTAAACCTAAATCTTCAGATGTTTTATTTCCTTCTAATGTCACCCCATTAATAGATGGTTTATTTATTAATCTATTATAGTTAGATGATTTACTAGGGCTAGGACATATAATTTCACTCTCTTTTATATCTCCCACACGAATAGTTTGTTTTCCAATTGTATTAGGATTTTCTTTTCCTAAATCACACCACATTGTTTTTTCATCCATACTATTCACCTGCCTCTATATGGAATATACTTGGAGCTATAACCTGATATTCACTTGAGCTATTCGCAGGTAAAAATTTGACGTTGTATCTATAAAATCCAACATCTAAATCTTCAGTGTCAGAGGGAATAAATGAAAAGAAATTATCTCCAAAAACAGTTTTTTGTATAACTGTTTCATCATTATTTCTATAATCAATTACACTTAATACTAAAGAGTCATTTTCTTCTAATTTATAAGGATGACAATCTTCACCGAAGAAAAATATAATTTCTAATTCACAATTTGTTCCTTTAAATAAACTAAAATCTCTTCTTAGCTTTTGATTATTATCACTAAGTAACATCATTTATAATCCCCCTTTCTAATCATATTTATTAATAGATAAAACCCACTGTCCATTTATTTTTATATAAATTTTCTTAGCTTTTACCCATTGTCCATTGTGTTTATAATACATTTTACCTTTATTCCATTTCCCGTCACTTTTTGTCCAAGCTCTAACTTGGTCGGCTGGAGTTTTAAATAATTTACTATATATATACCCAGACCAGTTACCTGAATCTTTTGATTGAACTCTATACCTTATATAATATTCAGTTTCTTCTTGTAAACCTGTAAAATTATAATATGAATTATTTGTTTGTATTGGTGAACCAATAGGATTTTTATTTTTATCACACAATGTGAATTCATATTTGCTTGTATTACTTGTATTGCTAGAATTAATAATTGCAGTGCAAGTAAAAGGTTCTATATTATCTATATTGTCAGAGCTAACAGTTGATGGTGTTAAATAAGTTTTTATTGTTAATTCATTACTTTCATTTCCAAAACCACCATTTCCGTGTGCTCTAGCTTTAATTTTATAAGTAGTATTAGGACTTAATCCGGTTAAATTAACTGGACTACTACTAAAATTACCTTTATCAGAACCGTTTACATAAAATTTAACATAATCATATCCTGAACCTGCAGAATAATTTATTCTAATACTATTATGAGTTTTATTATTTTCACTAATTGAAACACCAGGAATTTGAGGTATATTTCCTAATACAATACTGCCTCCTCCCATAGCACGTCTTTGCTTCCAAGTGTTATAAGCTTCAGTATCAAAAAAGCTAATAGATATTGTTATCTGATTAGCCGTTCCTATATTAACATAACAATCACCCGTTGAAGCTGTATATACGTGTGTTCCAATAGTATTTAAATAAGTTCTTGGTTTAATTTGAATATTATTAGCAATTTCTGTTCCGTTAACAGATACAGAAAAAGCCCATCTCCAATCCCAATAAGCACCTCTGCTAGTACAATGATTTGCTGTGTCTACTTTTATTTTTAAAGTTCCACCATTTCTTTCACAAGAATAAGTGACTGTAGATTTAACTTCTGGAGTTACTAATTGACCACCGCTCCATTCATTAGGAACGATTACTTTTTCATTCCATAATGTTCCAGATGTTGTTGCCATTTAAATCATCTCCTTACGATAACTCAAACCAAATTTGGTCTTCGTCATTATGTAAAGATTCAGCTCCATCAACTATTCCATTGTCATCAGTATCATAAACATTTTTATACATTAATCCATTTTCAGCAACAGTTCCATATTCTGTAATATGTCCTGAAGCATCTATTTTAATAGGATAAACACCCATTGTTTGTTGAGCAGTTATAGAATTAACGTGTCCAACACTAATATTTCCTTGTGATGTTACTGGTGAACCAGATACAGATAATGAATTATCACTATTTGTTATTCCAACACTTGTTACAGTACCAGCACCTTGTCCATCAGCACCGTTATAAACATCAAATGTTCCGGCAACAGTTTCATTTTCATCATTTAAATACATTGTATATGTATCTGTCGTTCCGGCTGCACCAGTTCCAGATGTTTTTTCAATTTTATCAACATAATAACCTTGTTCACCTTGAATACCTTGAAGACCTTGTGGAATACCAAAAGTAAAAGCAAATAATTTGCTAGTTGCTTCTCCACTTGCAGTTACAGATGCAGTTGCACTTGAACCTGGTTCCAAAGTATTAGCTGTCGCTGTTGGTGTTGCAAATCCTGCAGCTGCACCAGTATTACCTCTTGGTATTGTAAAATCTAAAATTGGATGACGAGGTGTTCCTGAATTAACTACGATTGCATCTGTGCCTTCAGCTCCAGTTGTTGTTTGACCAACGTCTACTGTTGGCAAATTATCATCTACATATTTTTTTGTTGATGGATGATAATCTGCAGTAGGAGTGTAAACTTCGGTATTTGTTTTAGTTAATACATCTGCTGTATTAGCTTTTAATGCCACTTGACGTGGTAAAGTATCTAAAGCATCATCTATTGCTGTTTGAACTTCTTGCCCAGTATTATGTAATGGATATTCTGATATTACTGCCATAATTTACACCTCCCCTTAATTATTTCCTAATAAGATGTATAAGTCCCCATCTCTTCCAAGACTATTGTCAGGAACAGATGTACCTTTAAATACATCAGGTTTCTTTTCATCTAATATTCGACCTTGATTAGCCGTTAAAGCTTTAGTTGTAGAACTAGAGCTTAATGAGTCCTCCAATTGCACTGCACCGGCAGAACTTGTTGTTGCAGCATTTAATGATAATGTTCCATTATCTAAAGTTAATCCGTTTCCAGAAGTAACTTTTAGATGCCCATATAAAGTATCTGTAGCAAGACCATAATCACTATTATTAACTGCGTGATTTTTTGGAGGAGTATTTTCGTCTAGTGATGTCAAACTATCTTTTAAGGCTTTACCTTGAGCGGCTGTTAATGCCTTTCCAGAATCATCTGAGGTAAGAGAATCAGCTAGTTGTACTGCACCAGCACTTGTTGTTGTTGCAAGAGCCAAACTAACTACACCATCACTAACATTTAAACCATTAGCAACATCAATTTTTACGTGTCCAAAAAGTTCACTTGATGCAGCACCATAACTTGAATCAGTATATGAATGGTTTTTATCTGCTTTTTGGTCATATAATTCTGTAAAGTTACTATTTAATTTACTTCTTACAGTAGCAGCCGATTCAAGATTATTAATTGTTTGTTTAGCCATTTATGTTACCTCCTTCTTAAATTTATATATAAAAGCCAAAACCCCTTTAACTCTTATTTAATATTTTCTTTACTAATCCATCCTTCGTCAATTAAAACACTCTCTTCTGAAACTTCTATAATTTTTGTTTCATAATTTTTAACTGTTTTTAAAGGACATTCTAAATTTTGTGAACCAAAACATCTACCATTAGCAATTACTTTTGCTCCTTTTTTTATAGATAATTTTCTTTCTTTTGGTTCTTCTGTTGTCTTAATTTCTTCGTTCTTTGTTTCTTCAACATCTGTTGTGCTATCATCAGCCAAGATTTTCTCTTCTTTTTTAATTTCTTCATTCTTAACTTCCTCCACAACAGCGTTCTTATTTTCAACTTTTTTTCTTCTTCCAAAAGCCATTTTTATTTTCCTCCTTTTATACTATTATTTATGTTCAGAAGCATATAATATTCCGCCTCTAAAACTTAAATACCATACTTTTCCGTGCCCGTCATATATTTGAATTGCCACATCTTGTCCACTATATTGAGCTCCTCCTTGCTCAGTAATAAATCTATAAGCTCTAATACCTGCAGCAGAACAATCAATACCATCTCCTCCGACCGTTATTCCTGAAGCATAAGCATTTTTTCTACCATTTGTCCCAACAGAAAATGAACCCCCGCCAGAAGTAGCAATAGTTAAAGTACCACCACTAATTCTATTTGCAGACATCGTTCCACCGGTAATATTATTTGCACTAATACCAGAACCAATAATACTTCCAGATATACTTCCTGAGCTTGCATAAAAACTTCCATCGTGACCAACTCTAAATGGTGCAGAACCGGCATCATTTGAACCTGCCCAAAATGCCCATCCTTGACCACTCGTTCCAGATAATCCGACATTATTACCTATTAGTTGAGCACCACTAATAGTATAATCTGCTATTTTACCAGATGTTGCAGTTACAGAACCTGTTATAGTTGCATTTGTAGCAACTAATCCTCCTCCGTGACCAACTCTAAATGGTGCAGAACTAGATGTTTCACTTCCAGCCCAAAATGCGTGGTCGCTTCCATATACTCCAATACCAGCAGTCGTATTTCCAGAACCGCTATATAATCTATTAGTATTTAACGTAAAACTTCCAATAGTACCATTTGTAGCTTTTATAGTTCCGCCTCTAGTTACACTAAAAGGTGCATTAGCAGGGTTTTCATTACCAGCCCAAATAGGATAATCAATATTTGCTGTTCCACTATCAAGTGCAACATAATTAGCTCCTGTACCACTATATAATCTTGTGGCTCCCATTTCCCAGCCACCAATTTTACCACCGGTAGCAGTGATATAACCTTGACTTGTTACATTGAAATATGGAGAAGAAATTGTAATTCCTCTCGAACCATTTAGCACAATATTCATACCATCTAAATTGATATCTTCTGCTATAATTGTAAAAGCATTACCTAAATTAGCATCTCTATTAAGTTCTGTTACTGAAAGTCTGCCATTTTGAACTTTCATTACAACTTCACCACTAAGATTTTCAACTTCTTCAGCTTGACCTTGAACGTTGGTTCCGTGTTTAATTGCTACCCAGCAATTTGTTAAACTTCCATTTTTAGTTTCAAGTTCAACACTATCTCCTACGAATAAAAGCTCTCCACATTTGTTTAATATACCAGTAACTAAATTTTCTTCATTAGGAGGCAAATAACAATCAACTGTTCCGTCTTCATTAATTTTTCTAACAATTGCTGCTTTATATGTAGGAAATCCAAATTTTTTAATCTCTTCTTGTGCTATTTCTTGAATAACATTTTTAATAGCAATAGCATCACTATTATTAGTTTCTCTAGGAGAACTAAATTTCTTTCCTCTCATATATTATCTCCCTCCTACTAACATAAATTCTCCGTATGCCGTTGTAATAAAATTATGAGCATTATCTGCTAAATATCTATTTTGTGTATCATCAACAGCATTTGCATTAGTTACATTTGATAAAGTAATAGACATTTTATTATCGACACCTATATTATAACTAATTGATTGTATAACAAATCTTTCTCTTTTAAAATTATAAAAACTATCTTCTATAGTAATAATATTATCTACAAATATTAATGGATTAAATGTTGTAGAAATAGAAACACTTGTATTAATAATACTTTTACATCTTAATTCATAATCAGCCCTATCTTGTGCTAATTTATCACTATATATAGCAGCATCATTAATATATTCTATATGTCTTCCTATTCTTTTAATACAAATCGGAGAAGCAGGGTCGTTATTAGATGCTACAGCACTAAATATTTTGCCATTAACATTATCTCCAACAACGTGTACTTCATTTACAACATTTCCAAAATCATAACTTGTAGAAGAATCTAAAAATTCTTTCTTTTCATCACTATAATGCCAAATAATTGGTTTATTTGGGTCTTGAATAGTTTCATTAATATCTATAAAACATAGATTTCCTATGTCATTATAAAAACATTCTGCTCCTAACATATCAGCCAATTCTAATATCATTTCTCCAAAGTTAGAACCAGGGTCTTTTGTAATTGTATATGGAGTGACTATTCCATCAAAATTATGGTCATATAATATTGGCTTTAAATCTAACGGATAGCCAGCTCCTGTATCTATAGTTAAAATACCTTCTATTGCATCTTTAATTAATGTTCCGGCAGGTATTTCATAAGTTGTTTCTAAAGTTCCCATCTTACCTTCTAATAAAGCAAATTTATCTTCTAAAGTTAATGTTACCTGTTTATCAGAATCTTGATGCGTTGAACTTGGATTTCCCATAATAAAAATACCTCTTGGGAACCAATAAGTTTCTCCCCCAAAAGATATTCCTATATCAAATCTAAATTTATTATGCACCCAAATAGTATTAATACTTGGGGTATATTTTCCGTTTTTGTTTACTAAGTTTATATTTAAATTTCGTCTTTGTCCATTTTGATAATTTTCATTATAATTACCTGAACCTAAAATTATATCTTCTTGAGGGATTTCATAATTTATAGTTTCGTCTGGATGTAAGACAAATAATCTAAATTTGGCTTCATATTTACCAGTTTCAAGTGCTTTCTCTAAACCGTCTAAATCATAGTTTGAAGAACTTGTTAAAATTAAATATTCTCCATATACAGTTTTTAAATACTCTCTGGCAATATCAGCCAAAGCTTGAATTTGATAAATAGACCTTGCCATAACTAATCACCTATAATAACATAATTGTCGGCATTGCCTATTTGAGTCCATCCAACATTAACTGTTGTAGCTTGTTCCCTAGTTTCATCAGCAACTTGTGATGAACTTGAAGTTATATCTACAATATATTTATGTCCCTTTCTATCTTTATATAATTTTAATTGTGAATTAGCACAAAAATCATTCCAATCCTCAAGTAATCTAACATCTTCATCATAACCATTTTTTCTAACTCTACCAATTAAACCACTGAATGAACCAGTTGCATAATTAGCTTTACCCATTGAAACAGTTGGATATTCTGTTAAAGTTTGATATGTAGTTTTAGAGAAGTTTTGAGTTGTACTATCACTCGCAACATTAGATTGAAATAACCAGACATCCTTAGGATTAACTCTATAAGTTAATGTTTCCTCATCTTCTAAATCCATACCAATAACAGCATAATCCCACCAACAAGTATCAACAATATTAGATAAAGATGCTTTTGATGAAGCTTCATCATCTTCTTTAAAAACGTAATATTGATATTGTTTTTGATTTCTTACATTATAATCTACAATTGATAATTGTCCAACACTTGTAGTATAAATTGGTTTTAATATATTTTCTCCTATTTCATTTCTATAAATTGAGAATACATATCCTAAAGCATCTTGAGACATTCCTTTTGAGTCATAATCCCCATCTGGTTCAAAACATACTAGAGAACGAGTGTAATTGTTCGCAACTGGTTTGTATTTTGTAACAAAAATATCAGAGTTTTTGTCTTGATATTGTTTTTCAAAATGTGCAAAATCTAAAGTAATATTACTGTTAAATTGAACTTTGTCTAAAGTAGCCATCTATTACACTCCTCCTTCCAATACTTTTATATCATTATTTGTTATTTTTATTTTCCACCAATTTTCTGAAGCTCTTCCTATTTGTGTTCCACCTTCTACCCAATAATAACTGTCATTCCAAGAACTATCATCAGTCCATATATAATCAGCATATATGTTTTGAATATTGGTTGCTTGTAACACAAATGTATTATTAGGATTATCATAAAATGCTGTTTCAACCGCAGAATATAAGAAATAATAATCATTAACATTAGGTTTAACAGAATTATCCATATTCTTGCTTAAAGTAATAGTATTTGTTTCTGAATTAAAACTTTCAATTTTATCAACGTATCCAGAATTTACAAAACATATATATTTTATTCCATCTGATAAATCTATATTTCCACTTACCGTTACCTGATTATCAACTGTAATTGGCTGAGTAATTTGTCCTCCGATTAAATTCTCATCATCAGTAGCAGGACTCATAGCACCAAAATTATAATTTCTAGCATATATAATTAAGTCGTGAATATCATCACTTTCAGATTTATATCTAGCAATTTGAATCATATCATTATAAATTCCATTATTTCCAAAAAAGAAATTATCATCTGGTTTAAATTGCATCGTTAATTGATAATCGTCTGCCCAAGTAGCTAGACCCCCACGTTTTTCATAAACAAGTAAGTTGCTTCCTAATTGTGCTGAATTAACCCCATTATAAGGAACATCATTTAAAATGTTTATTCCTGTTAAATTATAATCTGGTTCCGCAACAATATAAT